TATCAGATGATAATTCCTCACCAGTTTCCTCCTCTCTTTTCTCTTTTGTTGCAACCTGACTCGTATCAACGAACTCAATCGGAGTAAGCGTTTTAAAATATAAATCAAGAGCAATTTTATTAACCGATAAAATATCTTCAATCGCATCCAATATCATTTCCTGATAAGGATTTATTACTACATTCTCAAAAAGATTGTGAGCTGCTTCAATTTCATCTTTATTATTACCCAATGAAGATCCAGTATCTCTGACACCAATCAAGAGCGGACTCGTAATCCTATTAGCTAATAATAATTTCCTAGAGCACTCCTCAGCAATATAGGAATATACATCTGCTGCATCGCTAACAGATATATCCTCGATTGTTGTTTTATTCTCAGGTGAATCCGAAAATGATATGATTACTTTTTCCCCATTGACTCCAGTGAGCTTATTCATCACCTCATTTTTTATCATCAATTTTTTCTCCTCAGTAGGTACGCCATTTGAAAATGACACCAGCTTTGTCCCTGAAAACGAATGACTCACCTCATTTACTAAATACTCCGAGATGTCGCATTCAAGTTTTGAATAATTTAATGCCGAGCTCCAATCAGGCGGACTATAATAGTGCATTCCAGGAATGAATCTTCTTATGATATATATTTCATTTGGGGAATTCGACCCAAACACGGGTATCCTAGTTAATTCATCCTCATGTTCATAATCTTTCCATTTTGGATGATAGTAATAAGCATTAATTTTACCAGTTTTTTTATCGCTTTTTTCAGCTCTTAAAGTTTCCCGATTAAAATGAGTTACAGAAACAATTTTTTTGTTCTTGTATGTAACTTGAAAAGCAGCCTCTCCCAATAATTTAAGATCCAAACAAACTTTTTTTATACAAGATTTTTTAAATAAATTTTTAAAAGCTAAAAAATCATCCGCTCTATTTTCTACATTGTGAGCCGATATTCCCTTTCCATAAATTTGATTTGCAATTCCAGTAATTATTGAGCTTGTTGTTGCACTATTCAAATAAGCATCAATTAATTCCTGATAATAATTATTGTCCTCACCAAAAGATATAAAATCCTGTTGCGGATCTTCCACAATCTCAGGCGTTTGATACGCTGCTAAATTTACAATTTCAAACTCACTATTCATATATCAGATAATCATTTGCCCCCGTTGTGTTCGTGGTATAAATACTAGTATTAATTGAATAATTAGCAGCAGTTTGATTCGTACCAAAGATTCTATCACGATATAACACCTCGTTATTAGTTGTATTAGTAATCTCTAAAGAGTACATCTGATCTTTTGTACTATCCAAACCTAAATTTGCTGTATGAGTAAAATAATAATCAACCTCAGTAAATGCACTTACTGTTTGATTATAAACCTCTGTGTTTTGCCCTTTATTTTCCACCTTGACTCTAAATATATTACCCCCCGAAGGTACAT